CTTTTAATACTGTATCCTCTGTTAATTCTGCATCTTGAGGAACTACAGATTTTTTATCATTTTTTAATTTATATAAGTTAGATATTAAATAAGCATCCATTTCTGGGAACTTTTCAGTTTCATTCATCGTCTTAGTTATATTAGCTATAGAAACAACTTGATTAGTTTCATCTACATCTTTAGGATGAACTAAAGTTTCCCATATTCTATGATTTTTTAATGTTTTTGTTTCCCATGCATTATTAAAGTTTCTAGAGAATTGACCTATCGTATCTCTGTCTCCATTTTTTCTTCCTCCTACAGATAAAGTAGGTATTTGTATAGTTTTAGCATCTACTATTCTATATTTAGATGAATTTTCAGTGCTCCATAATCTTCCAAAGTGTAGTACATTAGGATAAGCATTTGCTAATTCTTTTGAATATTGTTGTGCATAATTTAAAGTTGTCATATTATAAATTCTCCTTTATTTTCAATTATTTTATTGGTTGGAAATTAAAATTAAACCCTGTTTCTTTTGGTTCTCCTCCACCTGTAGGATTAAATCCACTTCCAGTTGAAGTTTGTTCTAAATCAAACAAATATGCATCTGATTCCTTTAAACTATTTATTTGATCTTCTAGGCCATCTAATTTTCCATCTTGATATTTTATATTATTCATATCAAGTAAAGCTTTTAAAGCCTTATTATTTTTACATTTAGCTCCAGTTAGTGCACCATCTAGAGCATAATCAAATTGCATTTTATTTATTTTATTTTCATATTCTGCAACTTGATTTTTATTTAAAGCTTGCAAGTCTTTAATCTGTTTTAATAATTCTTCATTATCTTTGTTATTTTTAGATAAATCAGCTAGTTGTGTATCTCTTTCTTTCAAAAGATTATCAAGTTCACTCTTTTGAGTTTTTAACTTATTATATCTTTCGTCTGCATTTTCTAATGAAGTCTCATAAACTTTATTTTCCTTCATAGAAGTTTGTATTGCTTTTATCTGCTCATCTGTAAGTCCTTGAGCTTTTAATATTTCTAATAACTTCATAATATCCTCCTACGCTTTTTACGTGTTTGCATCACTAGAGTTTATCTATATCCTGTTCTTTTACATCTTCCAGTAATAGAATAAAAGATAAAAATAAAAAAGCCCGGTTCTACCTTAATAGTCCGGATGTCTCCTTTTACCGTTGGTAAATGAGCTAATTATATTTTTCTATATAAACACTAATTCTGTGTCTACATCTTGGATGTATATTGTTATACCCTTTATTAAATCCTGGTATAGTATTTAGTTTAGGATATCTTTTATCATCTCCGCTTATAGAATATATCTTGCCTTCGTACTTTTGACATACTGGGCATGCACTTTTATGTTCTGACATTCTAACTAAATCCTTTTTATACTCTTTTGCTACATTTAAAATACTTGTATTTTGAGTTTCTGCAACAATAGATCTAGCTAATAATTCAGCATAAACAGTAAAAGGAATAACTCGACCTCTTTTATCAGTTATTCCTCCAATACCTTCATTAATTAAAGTTTCTCTAAGCTCTTTTTGAAGCTCTTTAATTGTTTGACCTGTCGCAAATTTAAGTTGAGCATTAGTTAGACCTATATCTCGTATAGTGTCCTCTATTTTTCTACCAACCTGATTATTAACATCTGAAAAGTTATTTACTAAATTCTCAGTTAATATATTTATTGCATCAGTATGTAACGATGCAAATCCATCTTTTATATTAGCTATTTCTAATAACTCTAAAGATTTCTCATAAGCTTCTAGGTATAATTCATTGACTATATCTTTAGATAACTTTGATGTTTTGACTTGTAATTTCATTAATTCAAGCTTAACTTGTTTTAGTAAAGACTCATAAAAATCAGTTACTTGACCTTTTACAGTCTTCGTACTAATTATATTTATAAGTCTTTTTTCGGCTCTTATATATAATTTAATGAGTTGTTTTATATTTCTATCATAATTACTCATCTAAATCATCTTCTTTGGCATAATCAAAGTTCATATTTGATAATGGATTATTATTCACTTCATCTTGCTTTATAGCTTCTATTTCCTTAGCAGTATCTTCATCTGATAAACCATCTAATCTTTGAATAGCACTATATTGACTTAGAGTTGATTTATTTCCAGTTCTTATAGCCATTACCTCAGCTTCTTCTTTTGGATCACCTGGTAAACCATCATTCCAGAATATATTAATCTTCTCTTTAGATAAATCAATAATCCCATCTCCTCCAAGTTGACTACAAAGTTTTATAGCTTTTTTAATACCTGCATCAAATCTCATTCTAACTCTATTTGTCTTAGCTAAAGGACTTATCATCATTCTTCTAAGTGCTGTCCCACTAGCTATTTGACCACTCTTAACTTCATTATCAAATATAGCACTTCCCATTTCAGATACTACAGATAATATATTTATGAGCTTTTCTATCATTTTGAAGTTTGCTTCTAATTGTGCATCCCATGTTATATAAGATACACTAGGATCTTCATTACTATCTCTAGTGAAATAGTTGCCCATCTTCAATTGCCATTCTCCAGTATGAGGATTTCTAGTTAATGCACTAGATGGCCCTTCAACAGATGGTTCTGCATGCTTATCTAATATCTTAGATATTTGGCTTATTCTAACTTCTAATTCAGATATAATACTGTCTAAATCTGAATAATCATCTATTCCATATACTCTATCACTTGTAAGTAAATTATGTATTGGTACTATAGCAAAGTCATTTAATCCAGTATTAACTTTTTTTAATTCTTCATGTACTTTGCCTATTGTATCTTCATTATCATTAAGCTTATATGTTATAGTCTCATAAAATCCTTTAGAATGTATTTCTACATATAGATAATGATCATACTCTTGCTTACTTCTTCCAAAAAAGCTAGAATTAGGTTTTAAAACCTTATATGTATGAGCTAGTACATGATGTTTTATTTTTCTGATATTTCTAGGTTCTACAACTTTAAAATAAAAAGAAGGTTGAGTTATATCAATTACTCCTTTGCCTTCTTCATCTTTGTAAACATTTAAAATACTATCTCCGTATCTAGATAAATCTATTGCACTAGCATAACAAGTATTAATTAAGTCACTATTTTCTGATATATTATCTAAACATATTTGCTCCTTACTATCATCATCACCACAAGTTATTTTAGGAGGTTCTCCTAGTAAGAAGTCAGCTATCTTTAAGCTAATTAACTTCTGAAAATTAGCTATAACATGGTAGCTAACTACATTCTCAAAGTTTCCTATAACTCTAGTTATTCTTTTAAAGCTTTCTTTATATACTTCTTCATGCTCACCTTCAAATATACGTTTATGCCTCATATATTTTTCAAGTCTTTTTTCTTCTCCTGGAGGTGGCCAAGGTTGCCCTACCTTCAAGAATTCTAAACTAGTTAGCATATTACCACCTCCTTAAAAATTAATATTAACAGGACCTTTACTCTTATTTTTCATATCATTTTCTAATGCATATCTAGTTGCATCTATTGTATGATTATCTTTATCTTCTAATTTAGGTCTTATATTTCCATCTTTATCAGTCTGATAATCTATATTTTCATATTCTTTAGCTACATTAGGAGTTCTTTTATTATCTATAACTATAGCTTCTAAATCATCAAGCCAGTTCTCACCGAACTCAATAGATCCTGGTCCTTTTTTAGCTTTTGACGCTTGAATGCCATATTCTTTTAACTCTGCTATACTTCTAGGTTCTGCACTATCACAAATTACTGGATAATCATCATATTTTTTAGATTTAATCCTTGAAGCTAACTCTCTTATAGACATTTTGACTCCATATATTTCATCTATAAAATATATTATTCTTTTCTTTTTATCATAGTGAAGTCTTACAAAAGCCATAGGATCTGTTGCATAACCAAAGTCATTGCCTTGCCTTATATTATCAAAAGAAGCTATTTCATCATCAGTTATAGTTCTAAACACTAAATTAGAAAAAGGAACTACTCCAGAACCTATAGGCTCACCTAAGTACTCCCAACGATATTTAAATTCATTTTTCTTTTTAACTTCATTAGCTTCTTCAATAAAAGCTTTAGATATATGAGGATTATCTAAATAAGTGCTATGATGAATGTAAGTATTATCAGGTATAAATTGAGTTTCAAACTTCTTATTAACCCAAGACTGCTTTCTCTTAGGTGGGTTATAACTATATATAACCTTATAATTTAATCCTGGAGGTAATTCCGCTCTAAGTACAGAGTTTACTATTGTTGATACTTCATCTTCTGTTTTAAACTCTGCTAACTCTTCAAACCATACAAAAGCTATAGGAAACTTAGACATCTTTATAGATTTAATCTTAGCTGGATCATCAGCTCCTCTAAATATAAACTTATTACCTCG